GTCATAACCAATGTATGCTTTTGGTACACGTAAAGCAGCTAACATTCTGTTACGTAAATATTCTATATCGTCAATAGCCTCATAAGTAAGACCTGATAGAGTATCTATTTCCGTACCACTATTTCCACCTCTTGTAGGTAAATAAAAATCTTCTGTAATATTTTGAATATTGTATTTTAAGTTGTAATCACCTGTTGCTTCGTCTATAAAAGGAACTTTTTTCATTTGTTCCACAATACGTTGCATATATTGGTCAACTTCGTTTGGTGGTATATTTCCTACGTCAATTTTAAATATACGTCTTTCTGGTGCACGCATTATACGATGTATCATCATCGCATCTTCCATTAACGTTAATTGTTTCCAAGTTTTTCTGGCACCTTCTATCATTGATTTACCATATGGTAAAAAGTTAGCATCCGATAATAAACGAAAATGTGATACTTCAAAGTTTTTCAAAAACTTTCTTTCGTTTAACCCACCCTGATGTATAAAACGTACTTCGTAAGGATTTGCTTCGTTAAACCCTTCTTCACGTATTACTTCGTATGCACTTAATGGTGTAACACCAACTATACCAACTTCATCTTCAATGTCTAAATACAAATAAAAATCACCATATTTACACATATTACGAATCCAAGGCCATAAATTGAAATCAACATTTAAAATATCGTAAAATAAATTATAAAGTATTTTTCTTATGTTTTCATCGGCTGATTTAATTGTAATTATATCACCGTATTCGTCTTTCATTGTAGATTCGTCTGAATAAACGTCAAGTACAGAATTAATAATACTATCTGTGTCCATACTTTCATAATCACCAAAAAGTTGAATTTTACTACTGTGGTAATTGTAGTTTTGATTATAAACAGCTGCCGTTGTACTCCCACCGTGTAAACGTGCATATCTATCAATGTATCGGGCATTGTTAAGATTACCGGAACTTTGTAATCTGTCGGTATCTATTACTCGTATTCTATTTTTACCAATACGTCTTACTACTGTATTTGTACTAAATAAACGAGTTAATCGTGTTCTTAAATTATTATCGGCCATAATAAGTTTTTTATTTTATTTAATATAACTATTAAAAAATTATATATTTAATATTTTTTTACAAAAGCCACGTGGTGTCCATATCACCGTCTTTAGTATTCATTGTCCAACCTGAATCTTTACGTTTTGATATACTGTTAACTGTGTAAATTCCTGTATTTCTCGAAATACCGTTCAGTGTAGATTTAGTTAACTCGATTCCTTGTTGACGTAATTTTAATGCAGTATCACGTACCCACAAAGCAATACACCAACTCATTACTAAATCGTCATTGTAACCTACAGTTGCTTCTGCTTTACTACCATTCCATTGGAATTGGAATAGCTCTTGTATAGTACGAATGTCCTTTACAATAGGAGCTCTTTCTCTCATCGCAGTTTCTAATTTACTAACTAACAAAGGTCTTGTACGTGTGCTTGTTGTAAAACCTGGTACCATCTGTGATTTGTCTTTTAAATCGTAACCTTTTTGGTAATATACATCAGGGTCATGATAACCATCATTTTTATAAGTGTAATATAAGTTTGGATATTGTCTATCAATTACAACTTGTATAGCAGCCCAACCAACATTTGCATTTTCAATTACTAACAATGCGTTGTTATATTCTGTTGCAATGTTTACTAACATATTACCGTATTCTTTAGTTCCAGGTTGTCCTTTAAAACTTGCAACCTGTTTCATTTCTTCTACATCGATAATGTGAAATGCACTATAATCTCGACTGTCTCCTCGAGCAACATCGGCAGCTACTAAATAATCTTTACTGTAATCGGGATATTCCCAAATCCAAAATTCTCCACCTGGGCCACGTTTTTCAATAGGGTCTTCACAGTGAGTTTCTTGGTACCATTGTAGTATTTCACCCTCTACTACTGTATGACCGGAACTAATGAAATCACAATTATGTGAAACAATACCGTCTACCTCAAAAATGTTTCCACCTTCAACTTCTACTATATCATATAAGTCAATTGATTTATTAACCAATTCTATAGATTTAACTATAAGTGTATTGTTAGGTGTTGAATCTAATAATGAACCAACTTTCAGTTCGGAAGCTATTATTTCTGTTCCATTGTATATAAAAGGATGGCTATCCGAACATTTTATAGTTTTACCATTTGATATTTCTATTACGTAATGTTTATCTTTTTGTAAATGACGAATACCACCAAACTTTTGAAATCCTGTTGGTGTTTTTATACTATATTTTAAATTAGGTTTAAATGTTTCTTTCATTCTTGTATCTACGCATTTCCATTATAATAATTTATTTAACTCTTCTAATGTTATATCAAATTCTTCACCTGTGAAATTATCACGTATTCTTACAGTCGATTCTCCCCATAAGCAATCACATTCTTGTCCAGCTTTTTTAGGACCTAGGAGTTGTGTTTGTTCATCTCTCCAAGTTTGGTCACGTTCTGGATGTACTGTCCAATGTAGTTTAATTGGATTCCATCCATCTCCACGTTCTGCTTTTTCCCAAGTTTTGTGGAAAAAGTTACCCATACCGTTTGGAGTACTTAAAACTATTGCAGAACCACCTGTTGATAATGTACTTTGTGCTGATGTCCAAATTTCTTCTATTTCACGTATAAAAGCAGCTTCATCAATTATTAATAATGATAATGCTTCTGAACGTCCAGCGTCAGCACTTGCAGAAACAGCTTTTATTTGAGAACCGTTTTTAAAACGCATTCCTAATTTATTATCTTCCATTGTTGGAGCTTTTAACCAACTAGGTAACCCGTCTTGCATTACACGTACTTTTGTTACCAAGTTTTTTGCTACATCTTGTTTAGTTGCAATTACAAGCACATTATAATCTTCTTTAAATGTCATTGCCCATAATGCATAACCTGCTGATAATGTTGATATACCTAACTGTCTACTTTTTAATATACAGTTGAATCTATTGTCTTTTAAATCTGTTAATACGTTTTCTTGGAATGGATATAGGCTAAATAAGATTTTACCTCTTTTAGGATGCTGAATCTTACAGTATTTTTTCATAAAATATACAGGGTCTTTAGCACATTTTTGATATTCCTCTGCTATAATCTGTTTTAAACTTTTCTTTTCTATGCTCATATTATTTTACGTTTTTTACTACCCAACTTGAACCCATCACAGTCCCAAATCCTAAACCAAACCATATAATTTTATTATTATACCATTTTGGTTTAGTTACTTTATATAAATCTTTGTAATTTTCGATTTGTAAACGAGAATACATTAATTCTTGTTTTTGTAAATTCATATATAACGTATCAACTGCGTGTTGACTACGTAAATAAAATATTTCATTTTCAAGTTCGTCTATTAATGTATCTTTAATTGAATTTTTTTGTTCTAAATCTTTAATGTGGTTGGATATGTTTAATATTTCCTGGTTAGATAATTTAGTTGAATCTGAAGTTGATTGGGCAGAAATTGTTACACTACATAATAAAAATAATATGGTTATTAGTTTTTTCATTTTCCAATATTTTTTAAATGATTAATTGCTTCGTTTACATCTGTATCGTTGTTATTAACATTATCGATTTTATCTTTTAATTCTTCTACTCGTTTTTCTGATTTTTCAATTTCTGCCTCAATCACTTCACGTTGTGCTTCTACGTGTTCTTTTTGTTTTTGGATATCATTAATTTTCTTATCAGTTTCTTTAATATTTTTTTTAATTTTACGTGCTTGTTTTCTGTTTTGTGAATTTTTAGTTATAGAAGCACCAACAAATATAGCAGCTAAAATAGCTACTAATATTCCCCAATATTTTTTTAATAACGTTTTCATAATACATTTTCCTTTATTATAAATATGTAATCATAAAAAAACCACGTATAGTAGCGAACTTACGTGGTTTCCATAGCCTAAACTATGACGGTCCTAAAACTCGTATCTTATTTATTATTTACTTTCTAACAGTTTCAATTCTTTATCCGAATATGCATTTGCAAAATACCATTTTTTATCTTTTGTATTATACAAATAAACAAATTCCGCTCCACCATGTCCAGCAGCATCATCAATGTATCTTTTAATGTTGTTTATATCACCTTTTATTGGTTGTGATTTCTCATTATAATATTCAACATCTTTGTCATCATATATACCACTTGCACCACCTTTCTTAATTAACGTTAATACATCTTTTTCAGATTTCATATGTTTCTTTAAACCCTTTTTCATATTACTTGGGTATCCGTCGAAATGAACGTATCCTGATTGTATTTTACCGGACTTATCAATAAAACCAACTTGTGAACGTGTTCCTTCGTTTATTTTAGTTTTTAAAGATTCTGTAATTTTATTTCTAATTAAACTACGTAATACACTTTCATCTGTAGATTTTAATTCTACGTTTTTATCAAGTTCACCAAGTTTAGCGTCTAATTCTTTTTCCAATGCTTTCTTTTGAGCGGTAAGTTTTTTTAGATGTCCTAAATGTTTTGCTTTTTCTTTTGCATCCGAAGCCTTTGTGTAATATCCAGCGTGTGTTTTCATTTCTTTAGATACATTACTAATAG